TTAGGTTTTTTTTTTAGGAACTTACTCATTCGCCTCTTCTTCCTCTTCCTCCTCTTCCTCTTCTTCCTCTTCAGCCGGTTTGAGTTCCCACCGCTTGAGAGCATCTGCCTTCAAAGAAGCCTTTTCATCCTCGACACCGTCAGCAAGTTGTTCACTGACGATATCCTTGGCAAAGGCACGCCACCTCAAGGCATACTCCTTAGACTCGCGAGCCTTTTCTTCGTAAGGTTCGCGTTCTGCAGCGGATAGAACCTCCCAATACTCTTTGGCAAGTTTCGTCGCTTCCTTACCCTTAGACTCTACTGTCTCAAGAAACTCCTTCTTGAAGTAGACAAAGGCTGAGGATGCACGAGGCTCCTTCAACTTGGGCTCCTTAGGCTCCTTAGGCACCTTCGGCTCCTTACCAGTCTTGTGAACGTATCCAGGATTCGCTTCCATAAAGGCTGACTTGGACTTCTCAAAGGCTTCGACTGCTTTCTCTTCCCAAGCATCCTTCTCTTCCTTTTTTAGGAGCTGCCACTGAGCCCCACCTTCCACCATAACTTCCTTAGGACCGATGCGGATCTTACCATTTTCGTCACGAAGACCATTACGGTAAGAAGTCATAAAGAACAAGAAGCTTGGTTTCTTGCGAGGGAACTTAGACTCACGATTCTTCTTCGCCACCTTAACCTTCTTATCGGGAAAAGGAATGTCGGCAAGAACTTGCTTCTGGTCTTCAGTCAGCTCGAGAGCAGAGATAATCTTTTCGCGGTAAGACACAAAGGCAGAAGACATGTTCTTCGGAGTCGTGTTCAGTGAGTTGTTGTTAGATGACACTATTTTCTCTACTTAAGAACTCTTTTTCTTCATTTTTTGTAATATTTTTAGTGGTATCCTCCTCGGTGGTATCCTCCTCGTTGGGAGCCTCCTTTGTATCTAACATAAAATATTTTTTCAAAGACTCGATTTTCTTGAATCCCAATGACGGACATGAGAACACATCTTTTACTTCCTGTGGTGTTTTTGATTTGAGTAAGTCTATGAGTTTACATAAATTACTACATTTTTGGGTGATAACAGAAGCTGTTTTAAAGCTAATACCGGGTATTTGACATAGTTGCATGATAAAACATCTTTCTGGTGTCATGTTTTCCTTTTTAGAAATATGGAGACTTTCTACATATGGTTGAGCATTAGTATTATTTTCTAACGTGTACATTTTCTTATCCTTTTGGAATTTACGAACCATTTCAAGAAGGACCGACTCTGTCTCTTTAATTCCACTTGTAACGAGACAAACGAGTCTGTCTTTAAATTGAAGACGTAGAATAATTTGCCATAGAATGAATGGCAAATTCCTGTCATATTGTGGTGAAGATACCTCTAATATATATCCTTTATGAACCGCATCAGAAGACACGAGTCTTTTTTTTTGTTCAGAATACCGTCCATCTTTAAGAGAAGATAAAAGATCCGAGATTGTCTTTCTTTCTAATATTACGAGCAATGTATCACCACATCTTAATTGAATATCTCCGACCTGTAATTGTTTTTTAATGATAGATGGGTCATCTTTGAAGAGTCCTCTTTCCCTTGAATCAATTTCTAGATACCAATTATCCATTCATAAAATTATATTTATTAGTTTTAATTATGGCTTTGTCTCGTTTTCAGATTCAAGTTTCTCTTGGTGTGCTTGTTCTTTTATTTGTAGTTGGTGCGATTCTCTACGCCATGCCATCAATGTCCAAAAAGGAATTACCCGAACTATCCGAAAACTTTGAAGACTCTGAGAAAAATTGTGTTGGTTATACCACTAAGTCCAGTGGGTCCGTCCCAGAACCATCTGAACCCCTCGGTCATAACGCGGGACCAAAATCACTTATGTCCGACGAAGAAGACCCAACAAAAAACAACTCTACCCCCAAGGACTGCTTTCCTAAAGATCACCTTAACCCCAGGGACCTTCTTCCAAATGAAGCGACAACAAAGTGGGCTCAAGCAAATCCTTCAGGACAAGGATCCAGTGGTGACCAAAACTTTCTCAGTGCCGGATACCATGTTGGTATCAACACTGTAGGACAATCCATGCGTAATGCGAATCTTCAACTCCGCAGTGAACCACCCAACCCCCAAAAACTTGTTAGCCCATGGCTTCAATCTACCATTGACCCTGACCTCAACCGTAAGCCACTTGAAATTGGATGCGATTAAGCATATTACTTCCTCCAACGCTTTCCACAATTTAGACAAATGATAAATATGGTTTCTCCTTCATCAGCACTTCTTGTCTGCATTGTATAATATGTCGTCTTATTACGACCACATTTAATACACCGAAACTGTGTCGTAGACTGTCCATAATCAATTTCACACATCATATCATCCCTTTTCTTTTTCTCTTCGATAATCTTCTCCCAGTGATTTGGTGCAAGATCGTAACATGACATAAACGCAATCTCATGTGGCTTAAATGATCCTTCTTTAAGCTTTTTCAACATGTGACGGGTATTATCCGAATTAGTATAAGAATTGGGGGATATATTTGTCATGATCTGTCTAAGCTTGTTCAAGTATGTAGAACGGAAATTTATATTATCCCAAGAGCATTTCTGACACCGAGACTTGGATTTCCAAATAGTATAATTATAAATACCCTTTTCGACATTACGAGAGATAAACGAATCCTCAATAATCGAGTCCAGAGTATGAAATGACTTTTCACGAGTAACCTCCATGTTATTCTTATATATCATGCGGTCCAATTATATTCATTTTTATAATGAAATATCTCAATGAAGCTACAACTTAAGAAATTTGATATGGCAAGTATAAAAGATGATAAAGTCGTTGTTATGATCGGAAAAAGAGATACCGGAAAAAGTTTTCTTTGTAAAGACCTCTTATACTATCACCAAGATATACCGGTAGGAACCGTCATATCTGCTACAGAATCTGCCAATTGTTTTTACGGTAAAATGGTACCCCCTTTATTCATACATGGGGAGTATAACGACGAAATTATTAAAAAGGTACTTTTACGACAAACGAGGTGTATGATCCAATACAAAAAAGAAGAGGCTCAACTGTCCACAAATGGTATTGGTGGAAAACCATCCATTGACCCACGAACATTTGTCATACTTGATGACTGCTTATATGATAATAGTTGGACAAAAAGTAAACATGTTCGGTCTTTGTTTATGAACGGGAGACATTTTAAGGTGTTTTTTATCATCACTATGCAATACGCACTAGGTATTCCACCTAACCTGAGAACAAATATTGACTACGTTTTTATACTTCGTGAAAATATTGTCCAAAATAGACGCCGTTTATACGAGTGTTATGCGGGTATGTTTCCTACATTTGAGGTATTTTGTGATGTAATGAATCAAACTACGGAAAATTACGAATGTTTAGTCATAAATAATAACTCTAAATCAAATAACTTAGAAGACCAGGTCTTTTGGTACAAAGCCGAACCCCACGCTGAATTTAAACTCGGTAGCAAAGAGTTATGGACATTTCACGAACGCAATTACGTAGAAAATCCGAGTATAGATCGAGAAGAGGAAAAGGAATGGGACCCTAAAGAATTCAATGCAAAAAAGAATAAACTTCCTATAAATGTACATAAATATAACGACTTTTTGTGATTTATACATTACTATGTTAACCAAATAATCTTGCATAAGTAAATATATAGTTTGGTACACAAATAAGGAAGCAAATATTTGCTTCCTAAAAACGAAGTAAATACATAAAATACATTTGCTTCAAAAATTGGTTAAGGAGAAAAATAGATAATAAAATAAGTCATGGAGACACTTGATATCGTGGGTCTCATTGAGAAGAACCCGGTTGTTATTCTATCAGAAAATAGCAACGATAAACTCTTAAAGAAAATTAAAGAGAGATTTTCAGATGAAGATCAAAAAATTTTCATCTCAAGTTTTTATTGCTATCTTAAGTATGACCAATTTAAAGACTTTGTGGTTGATTTAGATGACGTGTGGGAGTGGATGGGATTTTCTCGTAAACATGATGCGAAGAGAGTACTTGAAAAATATTTTCATAAAGAAGATGACTATATAAATTTTGCTCCGGTAGGTGCCGTAGCAAAAAAAGGGAGTGGGGGTCACAATAGTTTAAAAACACTCATGTGTGTGAATACATTCAAGTCATTATGTTTGAGAGCAAATACATCCAAAGCATCAAAGATTCACGAATATTATATTAAACTAGAAACAATTATTCACGAAGTACTAAATGATAACCAAAGTGAACTTATACAACAAGTGGCTCTTCTTAAAAACGAGAAAGAAGAATACATAAAAAAAATGCAAAAAGATGCTGAAGAAGAAGCAATAAAGTCAAAACTCATGGCAGAAAAAGCAGCAGAAAAGGCAACTATACTCCAATTTCCTTTGAATACGGAATGCGTATATGTTGGAAAATTCACAAATAAAAACCAAGAATATATTAAATACGGTCAAACAAATAATCTAAATCAAAGAGTGAGAGACCATCGTAAATATTTCGGAGATTTCATTTTAGTAAATGCATTCAAAGTTCAAAATAAGGTAGAAATTGAAAATGTTATTAGTCGCGATGAAAGAATAAAGCCGTATGAAAAAACATTAGAAGTAAATGGTAAAACATACAAAGAAATATTGCTAAGTGGGACATCACATAACAATGGTATCTCTATTGATTATCTTTTTAAAACTATAAATGATATCGTGAAGAGTCGCTCGTGTACACTGGATAATTTTAATAGAATTCTTTCTGAAAACGAAGAACACGTGCGAACGAATGATATGCTTCGTCATGAAATTAAGATGAAAGAACATATTATAGAAGAACAGCGGTGTGAAATAAAGGAATATGTAAATAAACTAAAAATCGCGAATATTTCCAAATTAAATGCCGAGGATAAAATGATCAAAATTATAGACACGGTGGCACCAAATCATGAATATAATTGTGACAACGATAACGAGGATTTGCGTGATTGGGTTCATGAGCATTGTGTTATAGAGAAAGGTGCAGAAGTATGTGGTAGGGAGCTCATCGGATGGTTCCGTATAACTAAAAAAAATAAAGATGGTGCTTTAACAGAAAAATTTAAAGATTATTTAAAGTGTCGTTTCAAACAAGGTCGTCTTAAAAATACAAAGTCATCAACGAATGGAAATCTTAATGGATATTTTGGTATCAAACTTAGAGAAATCAACCATAATAATTTTGACATCCCGTATAATACACGAGAAGAAGAAATTGTCACTGAATTTATAAAAACCAAGTGTGAATTCAATCCAAAGGCAAAGATTCTGATGAGCGAAATAATGGACCATGTTGGGGCTAATAATGGCTCAAGAGACAATATCATATCATACTTGAGTAAAAGACGAGATATGTTTTATTCGAATCTCTCTTATAAAAATAAGACGGGTGTGGGATTTTATGGGTTTTGTATCAAAGGTGAAGTGGATATCAAAGTTGCACCAACTACCGCAAAATCCGTAGAGAAGGTATGTAATAAAACCGGGAATGTTCTTGGTAAATGGGATACAATAACCAATGCTGCATCCAAAGAAGAGATATCTCGTAGTAAATTGTTCCGTTTTATTCAAAATAAAAAGGTCTTTACACAAGACAATAACGAGTATTATTATGCATACTCTCGTAACTAAAAAACGAATAATTTACTATTGGGATAAATGAATAAATGTATCCTTGACTATATTATGTTTTTTATCATCACGATGCAATACGCACTAGGTATTCCACCTAACTTGAGAACAAATATTGACTATGTTTTTATACTTCGTGAAAATATTGTCCAAAATAGACGTCGTTTATATGAGTGTTATGCGGGTATGTTTCCGACATTTGAGGTATTTTGTGATGTAATGAATCAAACCACGGAAAATTACGAATGTTTAGTCATAAATAATAACTCTAAATCAAATAACTTAGAAGACCAGGTCTTTTGGTACAAAGCCGAACCCCATGATGATTTTAAACTAGGTAGCAAAGAATTATGGACATTTCACGAACGCAATTACGTAGAAAATCCGAGTATAGATAGAGAAGAGGAAAAGGAATGGGACCCTAAAGAATTCAATGCAAAAAATAATAAACTTCCTATAAATGTACATAAATATAACGACTTTTTGTGATTTATACATTACTATGTTAACCGATTCGTAAATAATCTTGCATAAGTAAATATATAGTTTGGTACACAAATAAGGAAGCATATTCGTCGCGATGAAAGAATAAAGCCGTATGAAATAGTAATAATACACTATTATATAGTATTCCATATAGACCGAAAACCAATGCTATAGAAAGTTGGTTTAACCAATTTAAACATTATTTTCGATTGGAAAATGGTGGTATTTCATATAATGAATTATCAAAAAAGGTAAGAAAAACAGTACATATAATACCCAAAACATCTTATTTAAACTTTATGAAATATGCTTATGTTAATAAAGAAGTTCGAAAATATATTCCGAAACAATCTAATCAAAGAAGAAAAGTCAAAACATATAAAAAAATAGATTAATGATTAGATCCATCTCCGTGCCCCGCATCATAATAAAAGCCAACATCAGTAATATAAATACTATTTGTGTGTTCTAACACCTTCAACCAACATTGATAATCTTGACCTCTTCTATCATGTGGTACCATACCTACTTTTACTAAAATATTTTTATCAACGATAACTGAACTGTTTATTACACAGTTATGATTTTTTAAGAAATCTAGTGTCCATATTTCAGGAAATCCATTTTCTAACATATTTCTTTTAGGAATTTTACGTTCATATATACTATATAATGTTTTAAAATAATGTTCTGCGTTATATTTTTTATATTTTTTATTTTTATTATAAACACCATTTCCAATTAATCCATCCGTAGAAGACATTTTACATCCTGATTTTTTCATTGCATTTATTTGTAATTCTATTTTTTTTGGGAACCATATATCATCATCATCACAAAATGCAATATATTTACCCGTTGATATTTCAATACCCTTATTTCTAACATATCCAACACAGGGATAACCAAATTTTTGTTTCGAATTTTTATCCAAATGTATAATTATAATATTATCTGCAGTCCAGTCGTAATCGTAGTATTCTTTTTGTGTTGATTTATCGTTAACTACAATAATTTCTAAATTATTATAGGTTTGTTTTTTGACTGATTCTATCGTGTTCATTAGATATTTGAATCTATTGAAAGTTGGAATAATAACTGAAACTTTTTCCATTATATATATAATATTATTTAGATACTTCTATATGAGAAACTTCATTATTTAAATAATAATCAATCGCTAATTTTCTTGTTTCACTTGATTTGTGAGTATTCATATATTATAATTCAAGAAAATAAATAGGGTCATTTTAAATACGAAACGGGTTAAGATCATTTTTTTAAACAGTTTATGACATGCTCTTTATAAAAAATGAAGAAAATCATACCTTAAGTACAGAGAATAGTGGCATCTTAACAACCACACACACAGAACTCATTCTCACACTCTCATACGAAGATGTCTCGTTCAGTTCTTATGGCTTACCGCGAGGAGATTCTCTCTACTCTCGATCTGTCCGAAGACCAGAAGAAGATGCTCGATAAGATTGCGTTTCCGGATTCCAAGAGCAAGACTCACGAGGCTCGGGAGCGTCGTGAAAACCGTGAGAAAGGGACCTCCTTCCCGCTTAAGAAGTCTGCTTATCAGCTGTTTATGGCTGGTTACCGCGAACTTCTTCGCGAGCATGGTCGTCACGAGGGTATGACTGGTGCGGAGATGATATCCGAAGGTGCTGCTCAATGGAAGAATCTTGACGACGACGAGAGAACTGTATGGCTTGCTCAAGCTGACAGAGATTTCGAAAAAGCCAAGACCGCTTTCATGGAAGCTAACCCCGGATATGTCCACGTGCCTAATTCCAAGGCGGCTCCTAAGGCTTCCAAGGTTCATAAAGAACCTAAGCTGAAGGAACCCCGTGCGACATCTGCCTTTGTCTTCTTCAAGCAAGAGTTTCTCGAAAACTCAGAGTCAAAGGGTAAGGATGGTACTGCTCTCGCCAAGGAACAGTGGGAACAACTCGACGCAGAGGAGTGTGAGCCATATAAGGATATGGCTCACGAAGCTAAGAAGCTCGCTGAAAGGTGGCGGTCCTTTGCCAAGGACATTGTCAGTGAGCAAATCGCGGATGGTGTCGACAACGACAAGGCTGCTTTGAAGGCTGATGCTCTCCGACGTTGGGAACTCAAACAGGCTGAGGAAGCGGAGGAGGAATCTGAGGCTGAGGAGGAAGCGGAGGGCGAATCTGAGGCTGAGGAGGCTGAGGAGGAAGCGGAGGCTGAGGAGGAAGCGGAGGGCGAATCTGAGGCTGAGGAGGCTGAGGAGGAAGCGGAGGCTGAGGAGGAAGCTGAGG